GGAGAGGTTAGCACCAGTGACGGTGTTGGTAGCGTAGTTGGCGTTGGTGATCAGAGCACCGACTTCACCGAGACAGGCTTCAGCGATAGCAACCGCGGCCGTAGGGGTGAAAGCGTTTACTAGGTACTGGGCGCCGTACGACTTAACGTCGAGAGGGCTGAAACGAGCCGAATACTTGAAATGCTTGAGGGTAACGGTAGCGGCCGTGAGGGTCGCGTCGTCGCCGGTGAGGTATCCGCCAGAACCAAACTCGCTAGCCGTGCCGGCGCCAACGAGAGGAACTTGAACGGACTTGCCAGCAGAGCCTTCGAGGGCGTTGAACACGCTCGAGAAGCCCGACAAAGCGGGGAGACGGCCACGGATGGCCTGGATGACGGACTCGGCGAGGACCGCCGGAGCGGCCACAATGCTATTAGCGCACATAGTAGTATATTAGGAATTAGGGGGTGAAGAAATTAGATAGCCGCTTTGATGATCGCGGACTTGTGAGCGTTGAAATAATCAGTGCGCTCTTTGCCGACCGGAAGGCTCATAAACACGGCGAGGTGATTGACGGCTTCCTTAGTGGCTTCGCCTTCCATCGGAAGGGCGGTAGGGGTAATGCCGACAGACGCGGCGATGACAGCGGCTTCCTTGGAAGCGCTAACCTTAGAAGACTCAAGGGAAAGAATCTGCTTGGTCATATCGCTGACCGAGACGTTGGCTTTATCGAAGGCTTCAGTCAGTTCGGTGATGCGAGCATCCTTTGCGAGGATTTCAGCCTTGGCTGCTTCGAGCTCCGAAGCGGTGCCGACCGTAAGTTTCTCAATGGTCGCACGCAGATCGTCACGCTCACCCACAAGGGCGGTAGCGGTAGCAACGGCGGCGGAGAGTTGTTCTTCGATGGTCATTTGAGTTTGCAGAGTCTGGCAACTATTCCTTCACGAGACTCCCCGGAATAATCCAAAGTTTGCAGACGCCGTTCGGGTCAATGTCACCCTTTACAAGTTCGCAGACGCGGCCACCTTGGTAAAAGATGCAGTTCTGGCACATTAAACCTTTATCGGCGTAAGGCGAGGCGGCCGCGTAATGAGAGCCGTCTGGGCCGGCCGTCTGGTCAAACTGACCGAAGGTGTCTTCAATTTCGCAAAGTTCGTCAGCCATCGCACGCTGGCGAGGAGTCAGCAGGGGGTACTGTTCGTCGCTCACGGAACCACCGTCACCGTCGGCCTTAATGCTTGATAGGGCTTTGGCTTTCTTGCCTTTCATCATCGTGTTTTGGTTGGGGTTAAACGTGCCACCCGGATTGAAGGTCTGCACAGCCTGGTTAAAGTTATCCGCGAGACCCGTGACCATACCGTTTTGGGCGGCTTGGCGGCCGGAGAAGGTCTGGCCTTCCATAGCCGAGGCCTGCACCATCGAGCGCTTGGCATTCACGGCGCTCTTAAAGTCGGCGTGGATACTGTCGACGCTGGCCTGTAAGTTCTGCATCTGTTCGGCCGTCATCGTCGTACCTTCAACGCCTGCGCCTTTGTAGATGCCCGACTTGATTAGCACGCTCTTTGCGCCAGCCATATCGTAGGCCTTGGACATATCCACGAGATTCATATATACACCGACCGAACCCACCGTAGAGGACGGGCTGGCTACAACGCGATCCGCAGCTGAGCCAAGCCAATAGGCGGCTGAGGCCATCTCGCTATCAGTGTAAGCCATCGTGGGCTTGCCGACGTTGCGGATAAGGTTGGCGGCTTCCTCAACGCCCGTGACCGTACCGCCAGGGGAAGAGATTTGCAGGGCGATGCGTTTGACGGAAGGGTCTGCCTTCATCGTATCCAGCGCCATCGTGATATCGTTAAGGTCGACCGCACCCATCATCTTCTCCATCGGGGTAAGACCCTTACCAATCACGCCGACGATAGGCACAACGCCCGTACCATCCTCGGTCACATAAGCCGTCGGAGCCTGCCCGAATAACTGCGACAGCATATCCGTGAAGCCAAACTTCTCGGAGAGGTCAGCGTGGGCCTTGGCCTTGGATGGGTCGATGAGCAAAGGCTCACGGCCGGAGAGTCCATTAGTTAAGAAGCGCATATTAGTCGTTAGAAGGGGGTGGGGTAGTTTCGACAGGGTTTTGGGCCAGTGGGTCAATCGAACCAGGCTGAACATTCTGGGGCTTGTAAAGTAGCTCGAAAGGCAAGCCGTGTTGCTTGGCGAGTTGCGTGATGTAAGCCATATCATTGGCTCGCTTCTCCATCTCGGTACGGAAATCGAGGCCGCGCTGGGTATAGATTTCGCTCATCGATAGGAGACCGAGCTCAACGTCTGCACGGTCGTTAGCCGCGTCACGGCCTGCGTCGACCGTCACGCTCTTAGGCGTAGTCCACGAGGTGCGAGCCCAGTTTGGATCGTCGGGGAGGTCACCGTCAGCGATGGCCTGACCGATAATGTAACCCCACGTTGGGATGCACATCTGCTCGATGACGATATTTTGATACTTACCAAAGACGCGCGCCGCTTTAGCCGTGATAAGGCGAACCGACGCACCGCCTAGTTTGGAAACGTCGTCGACGAACTCAAAGGGTAGCACCCCAGCCGCAATCTCTCGGCGGAGGGCCGTAAGGAAGCCAGTGAACGCAGGAGACGGACGGTTAGATGAGAAGGATTGGAAGTCCTCCCCTGGTTCAAGGGCTAAAAGTTTTCCACCCATTCGGGCGTGAATATTTTCGTAATTAGAAGCAAGGCCCGCACCGAGTTCAGATGCGACATCACCCTCAATATAACCGCCGGTCTTTTTGATGACGCGCGTCACGTCGGCATTATCCTTAACGGCTAGTTTTTCGAGCTCGAGGATGTCCATTTCGTCTTGGATTGTGTTCAGCGAATGCTGAAGGACAGGGACGCCGCGGGCGCCAGATGCGTACTCGTGGTCTACGATGTGCATCATAGACTGGGCGAGGATAGAACGATCCGTGCCGTCTGATTTGTAGACGTTAAAAGAAATCAGCTCACCGTAAGGGCCAAACTGCACGCCATCGTGCATACCCGCAGGAGGCACTTCGCCTTGGATGGGGTTCCCGACGCGGTGGCCTTCCATCAGTTGAAGTTTGGCGTCACCGTTGGCGTTTCGCACCTTGGCGATAAAAGCATCACCGTCTCGTACCATCGCCCGAATCATAATGGCTTGAGCCTGCCAGAAAGAGAAGCGGTTCGTGGAATCGATACGCTTAGACTTCTCTAGAAAATACTCCTCGTATTGTTTGGCCTTGGCCGGGTCATCGGCGTGTGATTGCGGCTTGATGCCATCACCCACGGTGAAAAGCACGACATCCCCTAAAATGGTTTTAAATAGACCGCTGTTCCGTTCCGCCCAGCGACAGCGACGCACCATTGCAAGACGATCATAAGCCGACATATCGCGGCGAAGGTCTTGCGGAGCCGCGCCGTAAAGCGAACGACGCATCCGGGTAATACCCGTGCTCTGCCATCCCTGAAAGGAAGCCTGGGGGGCTAACTTCTGGTCTTTCTTGGCAATCGGACGCTTAGGCACCGTTACCTTTTTACGAGGGGATGGTTTGGACATATCTTAGAAGTCGATGCGGTTGTTCCAGTTGGTCGAAACCACTGAAGGGCGGCGGCCGTAAACGCCAGGATCTAGATTGCTTAGGGCAAACAGACTTTCGGTCAGCATCTCGCGGGGAGGAAGCGCAAAGGCCTTCGACGCCGATGAGCCGGAATCTGAGTAAGACATTAAGGTCTTACCTTCGGTAATCATAGCCACCGCTTTGTCGCGGATAGCGAGCAGTTGTTCCTCTTTCAGTCCAATGAAGATGCCAGATGCCATTTGTTAATGCAGGGGCTGGCAAACAGGGGGAAGACGGCCAGACTCCCAATGCCATTTCGCTTTGCACCACGAACGCACAAATCCAGCCGTCTTCCTTGTTGCTAGGTTGGGCATCTTTATTCGGAAGGCAAGTCAGTCTCAGAGGCTTCCTTACCCACAATTCCCCACCGAACCGCCGAAAGCAAAGCCAGCAGCTCGCAGTCTAGGGCGTGGTTATCCTGCTTGCCCGCTGGCAGTATCCAGTGGGCCTTCCCCGTACGCTTGTCCTTTACCCGTACTTCGGCGTTTAACTGGTCAACGTAGTCCGCAGAGGCGTCTCGAGGGAACGTGAAAACCTTCCTAGACCGCAAACCGTGGAGCAAATCTTTGCCGGCCAAGTTAGACCAGGAGATAAGTTCCGCACGATCAGGCAGGCCGGGCACAAGTATGCGCTGCTTTTCGGAATAAAATCTGCGGATAGTGTTTCCCGTTTTATCGGTCACCGCAAAATCTTCATTTCCAGACCCCTTGGCACATTTCCATTTTCGCTTCGTGGCCTCGCGGTAGACCTCGGAGGTGTTGTCACCTGAGTCACAAAAAACGAGGGCCGGATTTACCATATGAGCCTTGAGGAACGCCTCGACGTTACCCCAAGTCTCAATCTTCGAGAAAGCCTTAAGCCGACTATGACCAGAGACCGCAAACGATCGCACAACCACCCAGAAGTGGCCTCGCTGTACGTCCACGCCTCCCGTACGGAAAGGCACTGACTTATCCGGCGCCCCTTCACGGTCAGCCACTTTACCGCGAGGAGTAATGACGGCCTCTTTGTCCCAATCGTCTGCCATCGCGTAGTCGGCTGCTTCCGATAGGTTAACTATCTCCCCACCCTCTTCGCTCCAGGGCATTGCCAACCGCTTTTGTTTAAAGACCCGCCTAGCATCTGGGTCTCCGTAAAGTTCGTTAGCCTCTTTGGCCTTGAGCATCATCACCCCTAACTCTCCCCAGCTCATCGTCGCTAGGCTGTTCCAATGAAGCCCAATGTGGCCGGAGTTAGCCGCTACCGATGTAGCCACAAAGGCGCCGTCTAAGTTTGCCTCGTACCGACTGGCGTTAGTATCGGGCAGACGCGTAAGGCACCCCGAGCACTCGTACGTCGTGCCTCGAGACACCTTGGACAAGTTCCACGTACCACCCTCTTTGGCGTCCTCAGGGAAGCGAACATTCTCCCATACCCACGGCTGAAGTTTTTGACACGATGGGCATTTAAAGTTCCAGTCCCGCTGATCCGTAGACTCGTGCAGCTGATGGAACTCCTGCCCAGCCTTGCCACCCTGCGACATAAAGATGCGCTTGCCCATCCACCCGAACGCCGTGACACGTGCCGACGCTTCCGAAAGGTGCGACGGCGGACTCAGCCAACACTCGTCGGCGATAATGTACCGAAGCGAAAGGCGTTGAAGGTTAGACTCGTTCCAGATGCCTCGACAATAAACGGTCATACGGTCGAAGTCGGCCGTCGTGGAACGCTCCATATCTTCGTCCTTAAATCGTGCCATCACTGGCGGGCAATTTTTCCAGATAGGCCGGAGATAACGCACCGCAAAGTCTTTGGCCTCGGGGTCGTTAGCCTGGAGCACCATCGTCGGGCCCGGAGCGTTGGCGATAATGTGGCAAGTGAACAGACGAGCAAAGAGAGATTTCCCCGATTGGATACTAGCCAAGACCGTCATCAGCCGCGTCTCGGGGTCGGCCGCCAATCGTAGGGCCTCCGCAATCCACGGCGTACGGTCGGAACGAAACGGCCCAGGCATTGGACTGTCGGGGATAGCCAGCACGTTCTCCTCCATCCACTCGACGATGTCCCCAGAGTCGGCCGGCTTCATCACCCCACGACCAATCGAGATTAAGTCAGACTTGTTCATCGGAGCTTAAATCTTCCCGCGTCTTTCTCGCCCACGCTTCTAAAACTTTGACAGCCTTTGCAGGATTCTCGGGGTTACATCCTTCTGCGACATCGAGCGCTAACTTGTCCAAGCGGTTGACGAACTCAGCCGTCAGCTGACGCATCGCTTCGCCGGCCTCTTTGGCGGTGATGTAGTCTCGTGAGAGGATTAAACGACGCTCCTGCTCGGCCTCGAGGTCTAGAAGTTTGCTCGTGGCTTGGTTAAACTGCGTATGATACTTTGCTTGGTTTGGATCGCCCTGCTCCATCGCCGCCCGCCAGATGTCTCGAGCTCGACTGACGTCTTCGTTTTGCTTACGGATACGTTCAGCCAAAGACCCGTCATCGAGCTGCGCCGCGTCGACCACGGGAGCCGAGGCTTTGCGATTGGCTTCGCGGTTCGCTCTCCAGGCTAACGCGGCCTCGATTGAGTGCGTCGGCATACCGTCACGCTTGAGCACGCTCACCCGTTGCGGTGTAACACCCAAAGCGTTTCCTAAATCAAGATTGGTGAGCGACTTCAATGCGGTTAGAGAAATAGGGGGTTTTTGAT